TTCTCATAGCATTCATTGCTGCACCGCCAGTGGATATTGACGGTATTCGTGAACCAGTTGCAGGCTCTTTATTATATGGAAACAACATCATCTCAGGGGCTATCGTCCCGTCATCTAACGCAATCGGTCTTCACTTCTACCCAATCTGGGAAGCTGCAACCATCGACGAATGGTTATATAACGGAGGACCATATCAACTCATTGTGTTCCACTTTCTCATCGGTATCTCTGCATACCTGGGACGACAATGGGAACTTAGTTATAGACTAGGTATGAGACCTTGGATTTGTGTTGCATACTCAGCTCCAGTCTCAGCAGCGTTTGCTGTATTCCTCGTATATCCGTTCGGACAAGGATCTTTCTCTGACGGTATGCCTCTCGGGATCAGCGGGACGTTCAACTTTATGTTTGTATTCCAAGCGGAACATAATATCCTTATGCATCCTTTCCATATGTTGGGAGTTGCGGGGATGTTTGGTGGTGCTTTGTTCGCTGCTATGCATGGTTCCCTGGTCACATCCTCTCTCATCCGTGAGACAACAGAGAATGAATCACAGAACTACGGATATAAATTTGGACAAGAAGAGGAAACATATAATATCGTAGCTGCCCATGGATACTTTGGACGTTTGATATTTCAATATGCCTCTTTTAATAATAGTCGTTCTTTACATTTTTTCTTGGCTGTATTCCCAGTGGTTTGCATATGGCTTACCTCCATGGGAGTCAGTACAATGGCATTCAACCTCAATGGATTTAACTTTAATCAATCCGTGGTTGATGCAAACGGTAGGGTTGTCCCTACTTGGGCAGATGTATTAAACCGTGCTAACTTAGGCATGGAAGTAATGCATGAAAGGAACGCACATAATTTCCCACTCGACCTAGCTTAGGTGGCTCGTATGTCGATACAGTAGAAACCGCCTCAACGCTACGTCCGTTCACTCCTTAACAGGAACGCATGAAACCACATCATGGAACGGGGATGTGGTACTGGAGATCGTAATGACCCTCAAGTATCGTGGTGTTGAGTACACTAAAACAAACAAGTAATTCTTAACATGAAAAAAATTGCACTAGCCCTAGCGGCATCTATCGCTTCAGCTCCTGCAATGGCTGGCGTTTATATTAACGCTGAGTCTAACGGTTCTTATACAGGCAATAATTTTACCTCCCGTACTACCGATCTACATATTGGGTATGAAGGAAATGCAGGTTCTCTTGGATACTATATTCAAGGTGGACCAGCCTTCACTTCACCTGATGGTGCTGATGGTAATACAGATTTCTCAGGTAAGCTCGGAGGTTCCGTAGCTGCTTCTGAGAAGTTTGATATATATGGTGAGGTATCTTTTTTAACTAATGAGACAACCGATACAGCATATGGTACCAAAATAGGTGCTAAATTCAAATTCTAAATTCTAACTATGGCACACCAATCATCAAAACTTAGAGCTTCAATTACATCATTCTCACCAGAAGCTCATCACAATAAACCTGAAGAGCACCCTGATACGCTACCGAGTGATGTACAACCGCCTGGTGTTGATGAGGAGCCTGAATATGAATCTTTGGAACAAGCCCTCTTGGGTGAATAAAATCAATGAGTTATGGATAGTGGTCATCGGGCTGCTATCCATTTTCTTATTTATTGAAGTCTTACATGTGGATTACCATGAAAAAGGTAAGGCTTGGTTAGAGGCACCTCAGTGTCGGACCTCTGACTAATTGGCATTGACCCTTACGAGGATACTCTTTGCCGTCTAGACGGTGGGATAGACCACAACTTCAATTAAATATAGCGCAAAAATTTTCAGCTGAAGAAATTATATACAATTTTATTTTACATTAAACAATGGCTCATCAGAGTTCAGACCTGACAACTGCCTTAACCAGGCCAGGTCAATCCAACTCGACAGGTGACGCCCGTGCTTTATACCTGAAGCTGTTTAGTGGAGAGATGTTCAAAGGATTCCAGCGCAATGCTATTGCTCGGGATCTAGTTATGAAGCGTACCTTAAAGAACGGTAAATCATTACAGTTCATTTACACAGGTCGCACCACAGCTGAGTATCATACTCCAGGAAACGCTATCTTAGGTAACACTGACGGCGCACCTCCAGTTGCAGAGAAGACTATCACAGTAGATGATCTTCTAGTATCAAGTGCCTTCGTCTATGAGCTTGACGAGACACTTGCACATTACGAGCTACGTGGCGAGATAAGTAAAAAAATCGGCTACGCACTCGCAGAAAAATATGACCGTTTAATCTTTAGAGCAATTGCTAAAGGTGCTCGTATTGCATCACCTATCACGAAGGCTAACTTCGTAGAACCAGGTGGAACACAGATCCAAGTTGGAGCTGGTTCAGATGCAAACGATTCTCTAGTATCAGCTAATCTCGTGACAGCATTTTATGATGCCGCGGCAGCTTTAGATGAGAAGGGAATCAGTAACGATGGTCGTGTTGCAGTCTTAAACCCAAGGCAGTACTATGCCCTGATTAAAGACGTAAATGGTAATCATCTCATTAACCGTGATGTACAAGGTACAGCCTTACAAAGCGGAGAAGGGATCATTGAGATTGCAGGCATTAAGATCTACAAATCAATGAATGTACCATTCCTAAGTAAGTACGGTACTAAGTACATACCATCATCTGGTAATGATAATACTGTAGATACTAATACAACCAATCCTGGTAATACTGGATCGTTTGTAGACGTAGGAATTGAAGATGCCCGTGCTTCTGTTACAGGTGTTAACAATGAATACGGACAAGCTTCAAACTTCGCTAACAGCTGTGGACTAATCTTCCAGAAAGAAGCTGCAGGTGTTGTTGAAGCAATCGGACCTCAAGTTCAAGTAACTTCAGGGGATGTTTCAGTCATCTACCAAGGTGATGTAATCCTCGGACGTCTCGCCATGGGTGCAGACTTCTTAAACCCTGCTGCTTGCGTTGAACTATTCGCAGGTACAACTACTAAGCCAGCCGCATTTGGATCTACATATCCAGGTAACATAGCTTAATAGCTTTATATATACGGGGGGCTTCGGCTCCCCACCCTAACTAATTTATACTATGCCTTTTCCTACCACTAATTCTACACAGGAATTACCAGCTATAAATCAAATACTGTCGTCATGTGGTCAGGCTCCTGTAACCACTCTCGATCAAACCAACCCTGACGTTGCGATTGCTTATGATACTTTACTACAAGTATCCCGAGAAGTACAGAGTGAAGGCTGGACATTTAATACAGAGTATCACTATGAAATGACCCGAGATACTAACGGGGAAGTAGCGATACCTAATAATATGATACAAATAAAACTTACTGAAAATAGTGCTAATGCAGAATTTGATTGCATTAGAAGATCAGGTAAGTTATACGATAGACAGCATCACACATATGACTTAAGCGATATATCAGGAGATAATATAGAATGTGATATTGTATGGGAATTTGACTGGGTAGATTTACCAGAACCTATACAGAATTATGTTACAGCAAGAGCTTCTACATTTGTGTCTCAACGAATTGTAGGATCTACTGATCAGTACTCCATGTTACAACAACAGGAAGCACTAGCTAGAGCACTAGCTTTAGAATATGAAACACAGCAAGGACAGTTTACTTTCTTTGGACACCCACAAGGTCAACAAAACTATTACCAGAGCTATCAACCTTTCCAAGCACTTCAACGATAATGCCAGCAGTAACTCAACGAATTGATAATTATTTAGGTGGAGTATCTAAACAATCTGATGACAAAAAAATACCAGGTCAAGTCCGAGAGTGTCTTAATGGCTATCCTGATCCTACCTTTGGATTAACTAAACGACCTGGTTTTAAATGGATTGCTAACTTAGGTACAGGTTCTACCTATGATTCTTCTTTCTGGTTCTATATCAGTAGAGATGATGATGAAAAATATATAGGCTGTATAAAGCCTGCAGGAGGCGGTACAGGGGACATTGATATATGGAATGCTGCAACGGGTACAGCATGTACTGTTAACTATGGTACAGGGGCACAGGCGTACCTTACAGGAGCACGTACAAATTATGATATATTAACTATACAAGATACATCTATTGTAACTAATAATTTAATAACTACTGCT